CTTCTGGCCTTTGACGGCCGACATGATCTTGGGAAAGCCGTGCCGCTTCATGTGGCTGATGGTCTCCGGCCTGGCCGAGTCGGCCACGATGGGCCACTTCTCGGCCTCCGGCACGGTCATGAACAGGTCAGGCGTGTTGACGATCTCACAGCCCACCATGTAGGCCTCGTGGTCGATGTAGAGGTTGCGGCCGACGATGTGGCAGCGCACCAGGACGGTCGGGTCGGTGGCAAAGCCCCAGTCAGCGCCCAGCCGGTGGATTGCGTCCTTCGGTGCCTCGAACTCCTCGACGCGCCAGTTGCGGAAGACGCGCGCGCTGCTGTTTTGCAGGTAACCGCCGCGCCAGACGTGAGCGTACTTGTCCGGGTCGCGCGCCAGGTCGTACTCCATCTCGGCGCGCAGCACGTCGGGAAACCAGGGGTTGTCGTTGTAGTTGACCTCCAGCACCTTGGCATCCGGTGGCGGCTTCTCGCCGCGCAGCAGGGCATCGACCGGGTCGCTGGCCTGGCTGGGGTTCCAGGTGAACCACAGCTCCGAGCCTGGCTTGCGGATGGTCGGCCGCAGCAGGTCCAGGCTGCGCTGCGACAGGCTCTGTGCCTCCTCGCACCAGGCACGGTCGTAGCCTTCGAGCGACTTGATCGAGTCGGCCGTGTGGTTCTGCATACCCTGAAAGATGATCAGACCGTCGCCCTTCTTGGACTTAATGACGGCCTCCTGCACCTCGAAGTAAGCGCCTGCATTCATGGACTCGATCTTGAGTTCAAGCAGGCGCTTGACCGACTGCGCCAGCGACTTCTGGACCTCGCGCACGCAGACGCTGCGGCTGGTCTGGTCCATGATGTGCGCCTCGATCAGCATCTCGGCAAAGGTGTGCGACTTGCCGGAACCACGGCCGCCGTGCGCGCCCTTGTAGCGCGACGGCTCAAGCAGCGGCAGCGCCCACTCAGGCGTCTGAATTTTCAGCGTCTGCTTTGCCACGGATGACCACTCGTTCGATCTTCGCAAACTCCAGGGGCGCGCCGTCTGCGCCGGTCAGCTCGTGCGCCTGGGTTTCTTTCCACTTCATCTGGGTCTTGGACCACCAGATCATGGCCGCCGTGTCGCCGCCCATTGCCTTCTGGAACAGCGTCCGACCGACGCCAGAGTTAGCCTTGGCCTTGCCGGCCACCAGCTCGGTGGCAAAGTGCTTGCGCAGCGTGTCGGTGTCGATGCCACCGCGCACCAGGATGGCGATCTGCTCGATTGGCAGGCCGTAGCCTGACATTGCCTCGACCTGTTTGCGCTCTGCGTCGGTCGGCTCGAAGGCCATCCGACCAGCGTTTTCTCGTGCGCCGCCGTTGTTTTTCCTGCCATCCGGCTTTTTTAGAACCGATTTTTCAATTGTGGGTTTTCGTGCTGCCATCTTTAACCTCCGCGAAAGGTTGTCCAGTTTCTGCGTGAACTGCGATTTTGCCTGTGAATTGCTGCCAGCGTTTCACGATGACGTCAACGAACTTCGGGTCCAGCTCCATCAGGCGTGCTTGCCGGTTGGCTTTCTGTGCTGCGATCAGTGTGCTGCCGCTGCCGCCGAACAGGTCCAGGACAATCTCTCCTGGGTTGCTGCTCCACTCGATCATGCGCTCCACCAGTGCGACAGGCTTCATGGTCGGGTGCAAGTCACTCTTCGTTGGCCGGTTGTGCCGGATGATCGTGCCGCTGGCCTTGTTCCTGATCTCGTTGATCATCTCGATGAGCTGTTCCTTCTTCATTGACTTCAGATCGACGTCATCGTCGATCACCGTGGTCAACGTGAAGTCGCCGCAGAAGTAATGGCCAACGCCTTCTTTCCAGCCGTACAGGATGGGTTCGTGCTGCCAGTTGAAATCCTGGCGTGACAAGGTTGCGCTCTGTTTCACCCAGATCAGCACCTGGGAAAGTTTCAGGCCTGCTTCAACCAGGCAGTCTGTGAATGCTGCGCGCTCGGATTCGCCGTGTGCGACGTAAATCACTGCGCCAGCACGCATGACTGCGTAGTAGCTGGCATAGACGCTGCGCAGGAAGTCTCTGAACTCGCCAGTCCCCATGTCGTCGTTCATGATCTTGCCGGCCTTGCCTTCGACCGCCACGTTGTATGGTGGATCAGTCCAGACCAGATCGGCCAGCTTCCCGTCCATGAGCTGCTCGACCTGCTGCAGGTTTGTGCTGTCGCCGCACATCAGCCGATGTTTTCCGAGCACCCAGATGTCGCCTGGCACGCTGATTGGCGTCTCTCCGACTTCTGGGACATCGTCTGGATCGCCCTGGTACTCAATTTGCTCTGCGTCTTCGACCTTGGTCAGTGCGTCGATTTCGTCTTGCGTGAATCCTGTCAGGCCGATGTCGAATCCTTCCTCATCCAGCTCGGCCAGCTCGAGCGCCAGCAACTCGTTATCCCAGCCAGCGTTCAGCGCCAACTTGTTGTCGGCGATGACGTAGGCGCGCTTCTGGGCATCGGTCCAGCCTGCCGCGACCATGACCGGCAATGATGCCATGCCGAGTTTGCGAGCTGCCATCACGCGACCATGACCGGCAATGATGCTGCCGGACTCGTCCACCAGGACAGCGGTGGTGAAGCCCCACTCGCGGATGCTGGCCGCGATCTGGGCCACTTGTTCCTCGCTGTGCGTGCGCGAGTTCTTGGCGTATGGCACCAGCTTTTCGATGGGCCACTGCTCGACCTTATCGGCTGGATTTGTTTTGTGGGATTTTGTGGTCATGCTGCATTCTCTCCTTTTTCGAGCCGGTTTGCCACCAGGGTGGCGTAGCCGGCGATGTCGATCCAGTTGTCGGCGTAGTTTGGATCGCCGTTGAGGATGCGCGCGATCTTGTGGGCGATCATGTCCAGAGCTTCCAACTGGTCAGAGTCCAGTTCCTTGTTCCTGGCCTTGGCAGCCGAGTGCATGACCTGCTTGATCACCTGGCTGATTTCGGCATGGCCCTGGAAGCTGCCGTACCTTGACTCTCGTCCGGCCAGCATGGCTTTGACGTCCGTGCCTTCCTTTTGCATGGCCTGTCGAAAGTCGGTCATGGCCTGGCTAATCATCTCCAGACTGCCATCGGCCACCGCGAATTCCAGTCGCTCAAGTTCCTTTTGCATTTGCGTGTTCATGTGAGTGACTCCTAACTTTTCTGTGGATAACTTTTCCCCAATTTTTCCGCATCCCGGTGCCCCTACTGCCCCTAACACATAGTGTTTAGGGGCGGGGCGGGGCGTTTTTCCGGGCTTTTGCCCCTATCGCCCCTAACCACCCCAGGGGCACTTAGGGGCATTTAGGGGCGATTTTTCGGGGCATTTTTCTGCATCAGCATTGCGCTCGCCTGTGCTTGGTTGATGAAAATCCAGCCATGCTCGAACGTCTCCAGCGTGCCTGCGTTGAGCAATTGTGCGACCAATCCGTCTGATCTGGATGCCTCTGTTTTGTTCTTTGCGGTGCGCTCTGACGCTCCATCCTTGACCAGCAAGTCACGCAGCGCAGACCTGCTGATGTAGGGTAAACCCTCGCGCTCTTCTGCTCCAGATGACCACCATGCACGCTCGACCGTGCGCACATTCTCGTCGTGCTTTGTAGGCTTTTTGTGGGGTTTTGTGGCATTCGCATCGTCGTCTGGCACGGCCACGCAGGTAGTCGCTGGGCCGCCAAACTTGGTCGTGCCCATCTCGATCACCTCCAGTTTGAAGTAGATCGTCTCGCCTTTGCTTGGCAACTCGCGCTGCTTGGTGACAGATACAGACCTGGTGCCGTCCTTTTCTGAGACCTCAATCTCGGTGTCAATGTGCGCTCGGATTCCTGACCAGCCTCGAGCGCCTCTTGCAGCGTCCTTGCCGTTGTGGTGGATGATCATCATGGCAGCGCCAGTGGCTGTGGCCACCTGGTCAAATCTGGCCATGACTGGACCCATGTCCTCGCCGCTGTTCTCGTTCGCGCCTGCGCTCATCCTGGCCAGCGTGTCGCCGATGATCAGGCGCACCGGCTTGCCCTTGGCCACCTCGATGGCACGCACCAGCTCAATCACATCGTGGGCATCTTGGTCGCCAGCGTAGAAGTTCATCGGGACCGGCACCATCGCCAGGTTCTCCAAGCTGCAGCCGTGAAACTTCTTGATGGCCTGCATGCGCGACCGAATGCTGGCCGGTGCCTCGCTGGCCAGGTAGACCACCAGGCCTGGGTCTGTCTTGCGGCCGTAGCAGTCCTCGCCTGTGGCGATGGCCGTGGCCACCGACAGTGCCCAGAAGGTCTTGCCTGAGTTGCTGTCGCCGTAGACCACCACCGAGCTGCCGATGGTCATCAGGCCTTCCACCAGCTCATCTGGTGCCTCGTAATCGCTGCCGAGCTGGTCGCCGAAGACCACCTGCAGCTTGTCGATCACGGCTGAGCCAGTTTGCTGCACCAGCAGGCCTACCAAATCGTGCCCAGCCTGTGCATAATCGTTTGCATCCATGCCTTCGATTGGTGGGATGATTACCCTGGCACCGAACTTCGCGCTCGCCTGGTCGGCATACTTTTGTCCAACGCCATGCTTGTCGTGGTCTGCGACGATCACAATGTCCTGCCCGATTCCAAACATGTCGCGCAGACTACCAGTTACCGGCACCAAGCTGCTGGCGCTGTAAGTGGCCACGCAGGGGCGGCCTGTCGTCTCATGGATCGTGGCCGCTGTGGCAAACCCTTCTGCCACATAAATCACGCCAGGCTCATCCAGTGAGCCTACCATCCAAAATTTTCCACCGGCCTCGCCGCCTGGGTGGTAGAGTTTTCCTCCTTCGCTGTCGATGTACTGCAAGGTGGCCAGTGCGCCATCCTTGTCGAACAGTGGCACGATCAGCCTGCCGTCTCCTGTGATCCTGGCACCGTGAGCCTGGATGCCCTTGCGCTTGAGGTACGGGTGATCTGGGCTGGCTGCCTGGGCCGCTGTCCAGATCGCCTCCACGGTCGCCGCGGCCACCTCGTGCTGCTTTTCCAAGGCTGCCTCTCGCAATGCCTTGGCTTCTGCCAGCCGCCTGGCGTGGGCCATCTCCTCTGTGGCTGTCAGCCTCCTGCCAACGTCAGCACGCCAGGGTGACTCGAACCCCATGCGCCAGCAGCCAAACCTGCCTGCTGGAACACCATCACCGAAAACCACATACCAGCCAGATTTGTCGCCTGTCTTGGCGCTGCCTTTGGTCCCTGACTTGAACCTGTGCAGCCTGCCATCAAAGACCACCTGCTCAGGTGGCTCGAGGCCAGCATCTCGAATGGCATCGAGGAGCTGCTCCTCTGGAGGTGCGACGCGCTTTTCTGGTGGTGGCGACCAAGGGCCGCCGAAGACGTTGGATAGATCAGCCATTGACCGTGGCCTCCCTGCGTGTCAGGTAATCCGACAAGGCCTTGAGAACCTTATAGGTCGGATTGGCGTCTGGGTTGTCGCGCACCTCTCGGATGGTGTTGTAGTGCAGGCCAGTGGCCTCCGCAACCTTGGCAGGCATGCGGTCTCGCAAGGATTCTCGAATCTGTTCCAGGGTCATCATTTTTTGGCCTCTATAAAAAAACTTTGGTCGGGTGTTGCAATCCTACATTGTTCCATGCTAAAGTGCAACCACTGCGCAACTGGATGGTCCGAAAGCGCAGCAACCCAAGAAGGAGAGCCACATGGCAATCAACGTGAAGACCACCGGCAGCATGGCTGCCAACGGTGTGAAAGTCCTGGTCTATGGCCAGGCCGGTGCTGGCAAGACCAGCCTGATCAAAACCCTCCCCAGCCCCATTGTGCTGTCGGCAGAGGGTGGCCTGCTGTCTATTCAGGACGCCGACCTGCCATTCATTGAGATCACCTCGATGACTGAGCTGCAGGAGGCTTACACCTGGCTGACCAGCAGCGACGAGGCCAAGTCCTACAAATCGGTGGCGCTCGACTCCATCAGCGAGATCGCTGAGGTGTGCCTGAACACAGAGAAGAAGGCGACCAAAGACCCGAGGCAGGCCTACGGTGCGATGCAGGAGCAGATGGCCGACATCATTCGCGCCTTCCGCGATCTGCCTGGCCGCCATGTCTACATGAGCGCCAAGCTGGAGAAGACGCAGGACGAGATGGGCCGAGTGCTGTACGCGCCCTCGATGCCAGGCAACAAGACCGGCCAGGCTCTGCCTTACTTCTTCGACGAGGTGCTGGCCCTGCGTGTTGAGAAAGATGGCGACGGAGCCACCCAGCGTGCGCTGATGTGTGACTCGGATGGCCTCTGGCTGGCCAAGGACCGCAGCGGCAAGCTGGATGCCTGGGAGGCACCGGACCTGAGCGCAGTGTTTGCCAAGATTGGTGGTAAGGCATGAACATTCAGGAAATGATGAACACCGAGGACTTCATCAACAGTGTCAGCGACATGAACGAGCTGTCCAAGATGTGGCTGATTGCCAAGGAGAACGAGGCCTCTGCGATGGGTGACCGCCGCAAGATCGAGGACCGCATCAAGAAGCTGGCCAAGATCGCCGAAGACTTGGAAGGCACCGAGACGGTCACGCCTGACTACTTCACCATCAAGATCGTTGGCCGCATTGACCGCAAGGTTGATTCCGACAAGCTGCAGGAGCTGGCCGCAGAGGCTGGTCTGACCGAACACCTGAGCAGCCTGTTTCGCTGGACGCCCGAGATCAACATGGCCATCTGGAAGGCCTCCGACGAACGCATCACTCGCCCACTGGCTGGCGCAATCACGGCCAAGCCTGGCCGCCCATCTTTCAAAATCACCATCAAGGAGTAATCATCATGGCTTTTCTCGGACAAACTTTCGACGCAAACGAACTGCCCCAAGGCACTGGCGGCAACTTCGAGCCGCTGCCTGAAGGCAACTACAACGCCACTGTCACCCAGGCTGAGCTGAAGGCCACCAACGACGGCACGGGCCAGTACATCAAGCTGCGCCTGGATATCACTGGACCGAGCCACCAAGGTCGGGTGATCTTCTCGAACCTCAACATCAAGAACGCCAGTGCCAAGGCCGAGGAGATTGGCCGCCAGCAGCTTGGCGACATCATGCGTGCGGTCGGCCTGGCCAAGGTGACCGACACCGACCAGCTCATCGGCGGCAATGTCAACATTAAGCTGACCATTCGCGCAGCACGCACCGACGAGAAGACCGGCAAGACCTACGAGGCCAGCAACGAGGTCAAGGGTTATCGGGCCATCAACGGTGGTGCAGCACCAGCAGCGTTTAAGGCTGCAGCACCTGCAGCAGCTCCGGCAGCAGCGTCTGCACCGGCCAAGGCCTCACCGCCCTGGGTGAAATCCAAGTAAGCAAGAAAAAGCCCCAGCTTCTTGCGAGGCTGGGGCTGAAGTGGCAACTACCAAAAGGAGACGGGCAACATGAAGATACCCGAGTCAAATCATAGCATCCAGGCCTTGGTCGACAAGCACCACGAGTCGCAGGCCGAGCCGCCCAGAGGGCACATGGGCTGCAGCCAGCTTGGCCACCCTTGCGACCGTTGGCTGTGGCTGTCGTTTCGCTGGGCTGTGCAGCCCAAGTTCCCAGGCCGCATCCTGCGCCTGTTTCGCAGGGGCCAGATGGAGGAGGCCACCATCGTGTCTGACCTGCGTGCCATTGGCCTCGACGTGCGTGGCTCAGGCAAGCAGCAGACGCGCGTGGACTTCGGCTGCCATGTGTCCGGCAGCATTGACGCCATCGTTGAGTCTGGCGTGCCTGAAGCGCCCAAGAAGCGCCACATCGCCGAGTTCAAGAC